GGTGAGGATCCAGTTAAGAAATTTTCAACTGCATTTCCACTCGAAATGTATTTGTCTAATGCATTGAATTACAACGGAGAAAGAGAATTCTTCTCCAAGTTTGGACTTGAGATTCGAAATCAAGTATCAGTAATACTATCTAAACGTTCATTTGCACAAAGAATTCCACAGAATACATTTACAAGACCACGTGAAGGCGACTTGATTTATATTCCATTTGCAAACGGAACTGGTGAACTATATGAAATCAAATTCACCAATCAAAACAAAGATATGATGATGTTAGGTCGCCAAGTACCATTTTTCTATGAATTAGAACTAGAGAAATTCAAGTACTCACAAGAAGAAATTACTACTGGTATTCCAGATATTGATGAATCTGCTACAAACTCAGCTTACAATATTACACTCAATCTTGGTGCTGGTACTGGTGATTTTGTTTTAGGTGAGATTGTATATCAATCGGATGATGCAACACTTGCCAATTCATACACATCAGCTATCGTACAGTCTTGGGATTTTGTAAGTAAAGAATTAATTGTTTCGAACATTCAAGGTGAATTTAGAAATGCAATTGCTGTAAAAGGAAATCAGAGCGCTACAACAAGAACTGTTGGAAACTATGATGCTCTAACACCGACAGTTAAAAATGAACAGTATGATAACTCATATATAAACACACAAGCAAATAATATAATCAGCACAGCGGAAATTAATCCGTTTGGTTCAATCTAATGGCAAATACATTCTACAATAGAAGCATTCGAAAATTAACGGTTGCCTTTGGTAATCTTTTCGATAATATTACTTTGGTGCGTTACAATCCCGATTTAACCGAATCGGAGAGATTTATCATTCCTATCACGTATGCAAACAAAGAACTATATGTGCAAAGACTAGAAGCTGATTATGACTTAGATAAAAAAGTACAAATTACTTTGCCAAGATTTTCTTATGAGATGACAGGATTCACATATGATCCATCACGTAAACAGAATACTAATATAAGAAATTTCTCACAGACAACAACGGGTACTGTGGGACAATATAATCCAGTACCATATAATTTCGACTTCAATCTATATTTGTATGTTCGTAACATTGAAGATGCATCACAAGTTATAGAACATGTTTTATCATACTTCACACCAGATTATACTGTAAAGATTAATATGATACCTGAAATGGGTATTGTGAAAGAAGTTCCTATTGTATTGAATTCAACCAACCAAGATATTAAATACGAAGGTGGTCGTGATTCTGATACAAGAATGATTATTTGGACATTAAACTTTACTGTCAAGGGTTTCATCTTTGGTCCAGTATCACAAACAAATGTAATTACACATTCAATTACAAATGTGTATAATATGATGACAGCAGAAGACCAAGTGCAGTTTACGATGAATCGTGCATCAGGAATAGGAACTTACAGAACAGATGAAGTTGTCTATCAAGGTTATTCTTTAGCTACTGCAACGGCAACAGCTAAAGTGGTAGTATTTGGTGGCACCAATTTAACGTTAACAAACATTAAAGGCAATTTTGTTTCAACAATGCCAATAAGAGGTTCGATAACCAATTCTAATTACGCTTTCGTATCATACAATTTCTTGACAGAAAAATACTTTCAGGTTGATGTTACACCAGAATATGCAATTATACCGGAAGACCTGTTGACGGTGATTGCAACACCTGAAGATTTGTCAACTGCAAACGGCGCACAAGATTTGTCGGCGCAAACTGATACATTAAATACCAGCATATACTCACTCAATACTGTAATAACAGAACCAAATATCTAGAGGCAAAAATGGCAAAGACCCTGCAATTTAAAAGATTTTCATCAACTATTCTTGCAAACACCGTAGGTGCGAGCGGAGAATTAATTATTGATTCGACAAAAAATCTTATTACTGTACATGATGCATCCACACCTGGCGGTTGGCCGGTGGCTCGAGAAAGTGTTATTAATGCTATCAATAATGCACAGAGTGTTAATATTCAGCAAGCAAGAGATACAGCAAACGCATCTTTTGTTCGAGCAAACTTAGCTTTCGTTCAGATAAATGCGGATTTGAATTTACAAGGTGGTCTGAATTCAGCCAATGCTAATATTGCTTTGATACAAGGATCAATGGTTACATCTAATGCTAATATAGCAATGTTGATTGGTATTAAAACTACACAGAATACTAATATTACTACGGCCAACAATGCTGCGTGGGCTGCGTTTAACAAAGCCAATAATGCATTAGCAAATACATCAGGCACATTTGGTGGTAATTTGAATGTAGCGGGAACAATGAATGTAAATAATATTTTAACAGTTACAACATCACCCCCAGCGTCAAGTCCTTCCATAACTATAATTTCAACTCAAAATCAGAATCTATTACTTCAAGCAGTATCTAATACATGGACATTTGATGCAACTGGTTTACTAACATTTCCAGATGCCACAGTTCAAACCACAGCCTGGACTGGTGCAAGTAGTATAACATGGCCAGTGACCAACACTGCTGGGGTCGGTGGGCCAACCAAAGTAGCAATTGGTCGCTATGCTGGAGACGTCACACAAGGTCCCAATGCAGTAGCAATTGGCAATGTGGCTGGTAATTCTGGACAAGTCGCTGGGGCGGTGGCCATTGGATGGCAAGCTGGCGAAACCACTCAAGGTGGTTCAGCGGTGGCCATTGGTAATAGTGCTGGTCGAACCTCACAAGGAACAGCAGCAGTGGCCATTGGCCTATATGCTGGTTATACCAATCAAGCCGCCAATGCAGTAGCAATTGGCCTATATGCTGGTTATACCAATCAAGCCGCCAACACAATCATTCTCAATGCCTCAGGCAGTGTAGTTAATGGTGTCAGTAATCAAACCAACAGTTTCTATGTGGCACCGATCCGTAATGCCACCGGCACTCATGGAGTATTACAGTACAATACATCTACTAAAGAAGTCACATACAGCGGATCATTAACATTCCCAGATTTATCTGTTCAAAACACAGCATTTACTGGTTCTGCGATAGACCAAACAGCTAGAAATACCGCCAATTCTGCTGCAGCTAATTCAGCTGGTGTTGTGATAGATACTTTCGCTAGAACAACTGCCAACACAGCAACAAATAATGTGGTTATAATTCAAGGTGTAGACACAACTCAAAACACCAGAATAACTAATGTTGAGAATACAGCAAACGCAGGATATGCTCAAGCAAATGTAACTGCTGGTGGATTAATTACTGCTAATGCTAATATTGCTTTGTTACAAGGATCAATGACAACAGCCAATGCCAATATTGCTTTGATGCTTGGTGTTCAAACTACTCAAAATACAAACATCAATGCAGCTGCACAAACTGTTCCACAAAATGCACAGTCAACAAATTATACATTACAATTAACTGATGCTGGTAAACACATCTACTATACACAATCATCTAATACGATATTGTATATTCCAACAACATCAAATGTGGCATTTGCAAATGGTTCAACCATCATGATTGTTTCTAGAACATCATCTAATGCGAATATAACTGTAACACCAAATACTGGTGTATCAATGTATCTTGCTGGAAATACAATAAGTGCTTCTAGAAATGTTACCACATATAATATGGCTACACTAATTCAAGTTGCAGCAAACACATGGTTTATTAGCGGTTCAGGAGTTTTGTAATGAGTGGTATGATGGCCATGATGGCTAATGTTCAGCGCAATATGTATGCGGGTGGTGCGGCTTTTTCAGCAAGTTTAAACGGTACTAGTCAATACCTGTCAGTATCTAATGCAGCATTTACTTTCGCTGGAAACTTTACAGTTGAAGGTTGGTTCCGCCCCACAATAAGCTTGAATGGTACTTTGTTCACAATTGGTATTTCTACGTTTGATGCCGATGCTTATGTATTAGCTTCAGTCTCAGGTGTGCTGGTGGGCCAGAAAAGTGGTGGTGGTCCAAGAAGTTTTAGAAACGCCTCCAATATACTGTCTTATAACACTTGGTCTCACGTTGCTCTAGTGCGTTCAGGCAGCACAATTACAGCGTATGTTGACGGTACTGCGGCCGCTTCAACAGATACACAGTCGGGTACGATAGGTAATGGTGGATTAGTTATTGGTTTCCCGGTGAATAATGATGGATACTTTCGGGGCAACATATCAAATTTTAGAGTGTCAAATTCCGCAGTTTATACCAGCAACTTTACACCAGCAACAAGTCCATTAACTATCAATGCAAACACGGTGGCGTTATTACCGTTAACGACTACACCTTTTGTAGATATTTCAACAAATGCTTTCACAGTCACCAACTTTGGTACCACTAGTGTTTCTCTTCAAAATCCATTCTATTAAAATATGAATACTATGGATAAAAATTTGAGTGAAATATTTGATGTTTCTCCTTTAAACGAAAAGAAAC